AACTGAAAAAGGCAGAGATTCTCTTTCTTCCCGTTTCTGATGAATCAAACTATAAAATAGATCCCTAAAGTCCGCGAATCTCTTATCGTTTATAAACTTCCTGCATACCGCGGCTTTCTTGTGTATATCCGATTCAAACTCTTTCCGCGCGGCAACCTTCTTCTGCTGCGCCTCTTGTTCCTTTTGGGCTTTTCTTTCCAGTCGGTTCATTTTTGCCCCTTTTATGTAGGTATGACTTCGCTAGGCACTCCAGCCCCCGCAGGAAGTGTCTGTCCCGGCATAGCACCCGCATTAGAACCGGGCATTGGAGCCCCTGTCGCTTGGTTTGGCGGTACTTTGCCACTCTGTTGAAGCAACTGCCCCATAATCGCTACAATCGCCTCAGGAGGCATTGTTTTAAGCAGTTTTTGGATTGTCGCTACGACATTGGTCTCTTTCTCGCTAGGTAAAAGAACATCTATCTGCTTATCCCACTCGCCACCGGCGGACCTGAGCATTATCTCAAGTACCTTTCTTGTCGCCTCAGGATTCTGCGTGATCGTGGGGAACTGTAACAGCATAAGCCCTGTTTTGGTGTTTTCCTCTCGTTCCAACGCCTTGTTTATTGAAATGTCGGAAAGCTGAGGAATATACTGAACCGGGATATTTAACTCTTTCCGGGTAATTGACTCAAAGCCGTCCCCCGATTCTTTGGGATCTCCGAAATAGTTATCTTCTTCATCGAAATTCTGGTAATAAAGCCTGTCCAGCTGGAACCAAGTCTTCTGGTTCGCTAAATCTATTTTACGGATGTAGGCATTGATCCTTATGTTCGCTTCCTGGAGAAGCATATACGCCTTTGAAGCCGGGGCGTTAGGGTCTAGCGGGCTTTCCCTGCCGGACATATAAGCCGAAACGCCTATGATCCATTCAGCATACCTTTGAGCATATTCCATTATCTGGTATATCTCTCGGCCCTGTTCCCTGTGGTCAAACTGCTTAACGTCGTTTATGTCTTTCAGCCACCAGATGACCGCGGGACCGTACTTCTTTGAAGTCGGGTCGAATTTAGACGTGTCTTTCGCAAGGAACATCGGGGCGTTGTTCAGTTCCCCGGAATCAAGGGACTGGTTCCAGAGTTCGTTCAGGATTACATTGGAATCTTTAAGTCTCTTGGCCACTCCAACGCCGTAGTTACACCCTACTCTGTCAATGATCGTGTAAAGCTCATAGTTCGGTCTTCTTGTAATATAGGGATGCGTTATTGCCCTCGCAAGTCTATCGTCGCACTCGTCAATGAAAGTGATTATCGCCCTTACTTCTTTTCCTTTCTTGTCTTTGTATAGGTAGTTCGTTTCAAAGATCGTGTAAAGTCTTTTCCTGTACTCGTCCTTGCCTTTGTACTTATCTTTCAAAAAGGTCTCGACTTTCTTGTCGAAATAGTTTGTGTCGAAATAGTTTTTTAACTGTTTCCAGGTAACGTCCTCAATCTTCTCGGCTATCACTCTTTGGTGCTGTATAGGAACATAAGCGTCCAGATATAGATTGAACGGATCAACGTGCTTGACCTCGGGGCAGTTCTTTGTAACGACTTCTTTCTCCACCCAAAGCTCTATCGTTTCTCCGTTTTTCAGCGCGTCAAGATTTTTTCTGTATTCTTCATCGCTGGGATCGAAGTCCGCCATAAACCTGATCTGGTCTTCATCTGTCGGCTCATAGACCTCTAATTCCCTTACTGTCTCGACGTTCTTCGTGTGGACAATCTTCGCTATGCCCGTCCCGAGTTTGATTGCGTCCATATAGACCGGGGACAGGGTTTCTTCTATCGCAACATCAGAAGCGATCTTCTCGTCAAGATACTTCTCTTTCTTCTGCACCGATTCGGGGGAGTAGGTTCTCTTGCCCGGACGCGGCCTTAGTATCATCATCGGCTTGACGAAAGTCCTCTTTTTCGCTTTCTCTAAGAGGATATCGCAAGTCATTGAGGTTAAATGAATATGCAAATTGTGGCAGTTTTCATAAGGAAAATCCCTGTAGTCCACGAACCCGTCGTATAGGTCAATCGCGTCTGTCCATTCCTGCTCAATCCCTAAGACTTTCCTTTGAGACGTGTAAGTGTCTATCGCCTCTTTTATGTCCTGGATTATTGATTTCTGCTCGGAATCATCGAACTTTAGAGGCGTTCCGTAGGCCTTTGTATTGCTTTCCTCGGTTACGGGAGCATAGATTATCGATTTATCCGGCTTTTCTTCTTTCACTTCAACCTTTTTGGCCATTCTCTACCTCGTCCTCAAAAGCCAACTGCGGCGCGCCTTCTACCACAAACTCTTTCTGCCTTGCAATGCTGAACTTTATGCCTAGTATCTTAATCTCCGTTACGATCCCGAAATACTTTACTTTGTTTTCCGCGGGATCATATCCATAGTCTTCGTTTCGGTCAACATTCCTTTCGATTACCCTGTTCTCTAACCTGTCAATCAGCTTAAGAGGCTTATTCTCAATCATTTACGCCTCCCGCCCAGGAACCCCGGGAGCTTTATGAGTTTGCTCTTTATGTCGTCCTTAGGCTTTAACATTGAGGCTTTGATTGTCGAAGCCATCATCTCTTTAACACCCGTTTCAAGTACCTGCAAGAGGTAGCTTGCGGCCATAAGATTAGGCGGTATCTTCCACGATATTCCGCCGTCTGCTTTAAGTCTTGCTTCCAATACCACGTCAGTCTGTTCGGCAACTTCTTCCTGATCTAAGACTTTCTTCGCTTCTTCCTGAATCTGAGGACTTGCTTGTGTTTTTTCGGCGACTTCTTCGGTCATTGTGTTTGCCCTCCTGCTTTTATTTATCTCCACCGGCCGCGGCTTGCATATTCGAACTGCCTGCCAGATCCCGCGGGCTCCAGCCTTAATTCTTCAACATCCCTTAGAAAATGGCTTATCTTCAACGCTATTGCTAAAGACATAACGTGGTCGTCGTGAGCGTTTCTTTCTGCCTGCGCTTTCCACCCCGAACTTGTCTTAGATTCAATGAACGAGTAGCATTCTTCTATCGTCTGCTTATCGTAAACCTTAATGACCCTTTTATCTATTGCAGTTTTAAGACTCTGTAGCATCTCAGGCCTTGTGGCCGAGTTCGTGTCCCACCCGTATTTGTTCCCTTCTTCAGAAACGCCTTCGCCATAAACAGGCATTTTAAACACTTCAAACTTGCCTTTCCTGTTCAGCGCGGCGAGCCTTTCGGCCTCAAATAGCCCCCCGAACTGTCTTTCTATCCCTATCAAGGGCTTGTACCCGGTCAAATCAGCTATTTTCTCGAGTACCGGGAAAAGGTTTGAGATCATTTCAGACCCTAACTTCAAAGAACTATACACCAAAGGCACGTCAAAGTTCGTTATGCTGTAAAATTGGCTTACAGAATAATCCCCGCCACCGCCTGCTAGGTCAGACCCTATCGCGAAGACCTCTCCAGGCTCTATTCGTCTGAATTGCCTAAACATAGATCACTCCGTCCGTAATGGGCGTTTTAGCGTGTTCTATGTAAACCTTGAGGGCTTCCTTGTCAAAATAACAGTTTCCGCTTGTAAGAAAAGCTTCGGTATCGTTTTCCGGATATTCCTGCGCGAACCTGGCCCCGAGCGCGGGATCGTTACGCTTCTTTTCAAGGAACTCTTTTGAGTAGAAGTCAGAAGCTTTATAAAACAATGGCATATATTCTGTTTTCTTCTGCTTAGATATATCCCAGAGCTTTTTGAAATCGTTGAATCCGTTGGCGGTTGTTTCAAAGATCAGTCTTCCCGTCTCTACTACCGCCTGCCCGGCTCCGGCTATTATCCCCTCTATGTCGGGGTAGTAAGCCACTTCTGAAAGGTGTAAGTTTGTCAAAGTCTTGGAACGCCCAAAATCAATGTTCTTTGCTGTCCCGATCTTGTAAGTCGTGTCCATAAACGGATTATAAAGTTCGTTCTTGCTGTTATACTTCAAGGGAACCGCGATATTGTTTGTCGTTTCGTAACTCTCGATATACTTCTTGACTTTGCTTAAAAGTCCTATTGCGTTCTCCTCTATATCAGCCACCACCACGCTATAGGAATGCTCTCTTAATATAAAGTCTGCCGTGAATATTGCCGTTATCAAAGAGCTGAATCCCTGCTGTCGAGCCTTCAAAATTATATCTTTGCCTGTATAGTCTTCAGTCAAGTATCTGTTCTGTATCTTGTTCAGGATAAAAGGAACGAGTTGTCCGTCCTTGTCAACGATCCTGAAATTTTGCTCAATAAATTCTTTATATTTACACATAATGTAAGGATTTATGACAATTTTCACATAGGGTTATGCCATTCCCTAAATCCCATAATGGATCATACCTCATACACCCTTCATAAAAATCGAGCATTGGATATTTCTCTCTTACTTCTTGCAATAATTTACTAAATCTTTTCTTATGATGAGCGTTTAATGTGACCCCTCTTAAGCCACAAATATTGCAAGTGTAATTATCCCTCTTGAATATCCCCTTTTTCCACTTCTTGCCTAAAGATGAACTTCTTACCAAGAAATCTATCCTCGATGTTCCGCCTTTCCAATTCGGCGCCTTTTCGCCTTTATATTTGCCCAATCTCGCTAAAGACATTTTTTTCTTTGTTTCTTCTGTGTGTTTTATTCCCAATCTTCTCTTTGTTCCTTTCATTGCAATGCTAAATTTTCTCCTTGATTCATCATTCCATTTCCAATGGCGTCCTAAGCAAGAGACCCCTATTTTCTTTTTATGTTCTTCTGCCAATTTCTTGCCCAAATGAGCAAGTCTTAAACTTTCCCTGCACTCATCTGTTCTTGCATATATCCCTGTAGGCATATTTTCCTAATTTATCTATTGGAATCCATATTTGCCTTTCACATTCTTGTAATGTTCAAAGGTCTTTACGTTTACGTCGGTTTCGATTTTATCAACCCAATTCTCTTTGTCTATGTTTTTGAGTTTGAATATCATTCCGGCGGGATAACGGCCGATCTTCTTCTCGCAATCTTCGACGACATACATACGAATCTTTTTTATTGCGTCAGAAAATAGGGGCTTGTCTTCGTACTCCTGAAGCCCCTGCCTGGTAAGGTCTAAGGCAATGCAAAGCCCTGTTATAGTAATATCAGTCTTTTCATCAGCGCATTTTTTAAAATAGTTTTTTGCGATCGTTATGACTTCGTTCGGGTCGGTGTATTGCTCGGGTCGGCCTACTGCGTTTTTCCCGTTCGGTTTCTTTTTGTATGTTCTCTTTCCCATTTAAAACCTCACTCCCATCAAGTGCCGGCAATCGAATTCTTCAGCTTCATATCTTTGCTCCGTAATTTTCGTATTGCCCCAAGAAAACCGAGGGTTTGGAGCAATACTTAAAGTGGTTTCTAGGTCTGCCTTTATACGACTTTTATATCCCTGCACTACCCTTCTAGTGCCTTCTGGGAATTACTCATCGGTTGATACAGGCCGTCCTGCTGTGCCTTGTGCAGGTTAAGGGTTGTCAAGTCGTACAGACAGCGCCCTATTTTGAACGGAGTTTTAAACATCGTTTTTGCTTAGGAACGATCTAACCTTTAACCGATGAGACCTCACGCGCTTATATGCCACCCTCAGAATAATTCGATGCCTTGAATTCCCTTGTTTTCGGCTGTCGCCGCGCTTGATGACTTCATATATTAAGATGTCCGTAATTTTCTGCCCTGAAGCTGTTCTCGCAATTCGTGATATATTTTATCCGAGTAGAATCAGGGCTTGTTTAGATAGCCCACCAGCCAGAACCGAATCCGGCCACGGGGGCTTCTGAAAATGCTTTATATTAATATTTCGTGTATTGTTGTCGTCTGAGAAAGTGTTGAATTCGGTATATGGTGCGGTATGATATTTACTATATTTCGTACTTTGAATTTATCTGGGGAAGCGTTCCTGTGGGATATGTAAATTCTGCAATAATTATTTGTACTTGATATTCCGGGATGCCTGTCCGTTTGGCTATTTCTCGTCTCCCTGAACCTTTACGAAAATACTTGCGCTTAATATTTCCATTGAAATATCTCAAATAGGCCACGACTTGTTGCATTACATTCAGTCCTTCCCCTTCTTGTTTCTGGAACTTTTTAAATGCCCTAAGTTCCCATCGCCGCGAAAATATCTCAACGATCTCTTTCATTTTCTCAAATCTCCTTCCCCCTATTTCGTTTCTAACCCCTCAAATTTGCCCCAGGTTGATTTCAAGACCCCTGTGTACTCTTTCTCTTTTTTAACGCGGATTGGCTAATCCTGTGCGTTCTGGTGCGATTCTAAAAGCATATCCCTATTCTATTTTTGCCTTTCAAAAAAATCTGGGATTTGCTTCTGTATCTCTTCCCCGTTCAAATATGTCCAAGTCTCAGACACTACAACCTGCTTCAACTCCCCATTCCATTCCGCTAATCCGAATTTCTCTTGAATATTTTTCCCTGAATCACATACGCAGGCAAACGGCGGCGGGAAACCCGGGAATTTGGGGTTGACTAGACAGACCGTCCCGTTACCGCCACAAAACCGGCAGGCGGTCGATTCTGTGGGCTCTTTTTTCGGTTTAAGCGTGGCCCGGATAGCGTCACGGATAACCGAAAGACTAAGCCGTTTCAAATCAGCGTCGGACAAAGATTCTATCCCTGCAATTACCGCTTCCAGGGAATAAGGCCAGTAAGCTATCTGGTTGACAAGGACTACGATTTTCTCCTTGTTCTGCGGCCGGTCTTGGCATACGAATAGCTTATCCAGGGCTTTCGCTGTCTGCTCGCGCTCAAAACTGTTCATCTGCTTTGCTAAGTTTCCCATTTTTCAGCAAGCCTCCTGTCTTTTGAAGATCCTCTGCCAATCTTCCGAATCCTTTTCTTCTTTCGTTTTTACCGGGATAAGTGCGTTCCAGTGCTTAGAGAGGGTTTCGATCTTAAAGTCAGCCCACCCCTCTTTCGTGAACCAGATACCTGAGGTTTCGCACTGCTTCGCGAGTATTCGTGTTTTTTCTACCAAGACCTCGAGTTTAAACTTCTTTAGAAGATTCGCAACTAGCACGAAATGGTGCTTGTCAGCTTTAAAAGGCCTTTGGGTCATAGTCGTGTAGAACTCTGCGAACTGTTCCAAGAAGAGCGCCTGAGGGGTCGTGGGCTTTGTTTTTGGCACTATTTCGGGTTTTGAGGTGTCCTGTAGAGCCGGAGCGCCTTTCTGCTCCGGTATATTTAACTTCTCTTTATCTTCTTTTAACTTCTCTTCTTTTAACTTAACTTCTGATAACGTAGCGTTGACCCGATGTTGACCTGACGTTGAATCTGGGTATCTTTTGGGGTTGCTTAAGCGCATATTTGCCTGTTCTGGGGTTCTATTTTTCTTCTTAGAATTACATCGTTTACAACAAGTAACAAGATTATCATTAAGGTTTGTACCATTTTGGCTTAAAGGCATTACGTGGTCTATGCTTATTTTTTTGTTCTGATTTTTTAAATTTTCTCCGCAATATTGACACGTGTATTCATCTCTTTTGTAAATTTCCATTCTTACGCTTTGAGTTAGCCCTTGCCCCAATCCCAAATGACTAAGTTCGGGCGGCATAGGAAAATCGGATGGCATTGGATGGCTTATTATTTGATAACGTCGGAAATTTACTATATAGATATATTTTTTGTTATTGACTTCATAAATGAGATATCGTTCTTGCTCTAAAAGCTCATCAATAAATTCAGATATACCTCCTTTAATTTTATCGTAAGGAAATATTTTTGTTTTTAACCAATCAGTATCAAATGGCAAAATACCATTATCGTCCGCAAAATTCCAACTCGCAATATAAAATAATCTGGCCATAATACTTAACTTAGCCATTTTCGTATCTTCCCAGAACTCGGGCCGAATCATTCGGTTCCTTGCCATTTCACACCGCCTTATTCAATAACATTCTTAAAATACCTCTTCAAGAAATAGTCTGCCTTTTCTTTGGATTCAAACCCGAAAACCCACTTATGAAATAACCAATATACCCAGACTTCACACAAACCGCGTGAAAGTCCCGTATGGGCGTTATCGATTATTTCAAAAGCCAAATCGGTTTCCGGGAGATATAATGTTTTGTCAAAATACTCAACCTTTATCATTTTCCACCACCCTACCCCACCTTCTCGAATTCACTTCCACCAGTTATTTCAGACATTTCTTCTTCTGTGATTGCGTGTCTATCGCCAGCGGGTTTAGGATCATTCCAAATGGTTCCCTTTTCAAGGTTGACAAGGGCGTATTTCCCATCGCCCGAATATGCCAAAACATATTTGTCGCAGTTAACCTTAAACTTCTCCCCGATTTTGTAGGTCTTTTTCTCTTTGATATTGAAGTTCTTTATTATCCATCCCTTCCAGTCAGAGGGCTTGCCGTCTTCCTTGAAGGCCTTGAACATATCTTCAGGCAGGACAGGATCGTCTGCATACCTTTGAGCAAACCATTTTATCCCATCCCTGCACGCTCTTTTTTCAAGAAGGTCTTTTAGAGTTATGAATGGACTATTTTCGTTGATGAGTTTTATCGTGTTCAGGAACATAAACCAGCAATGACCATACCGCCCTTTCCCATCGCACGAGTGCCCCTCAGCTATATCCACATCCCACTCAATGCCAACCTGACTATTGCTCTCCAAACTCAAAACCCTTCCCTCCGTCCCTACTTTCACACCGTTAACAGCTTTTATACATACAACCCTATCCCCAACCTTGAATTCCATTTTTTCCTCCTTGAGTTTCCAGTTTTCTTGACGGTTCCAAGAGGTATCTTTCAAAATAAACCCCGTTTCCGGGTCGATAAAACAATGATCGTCGTACTCCCTCATCCCCGGAACGCTTTTAACGATGTCCTCTGCTCCCGTTACTTTGTTCACTACCCTATCGCCCTTTTTGAAGACCATTTATTCCTCCTTTTTGTCCTTAACCGCAAGGATTATGTCTAAAACATCTAATCCTTAACAGCTTTTTCTTTATCCTCTTTGGAAAATGCCATTGACTTGGCCGACCCATTTCTCATACTCCCTACGTTTGAGGATAAACTGCAAAATATCGCCGCGTATCCATTTTGGGTTGATTTATAATTCATCGTGTTCGCGGCAGAAATTCCATAGGAAGCGGCTTCCTTAATTGCGTCTTGATTCGCTCCTAAAAATACAAACTCCCACTTGTATATATCCGTCTGGTGCTTTATCATTTCGGATATTTGGGATTTTTTGTATTCTTTTGAACTGTTTTCCTCCCCGTCCGTAATGATTACAAAAATAACCTTATCGGGTCTTTCGGATTCTTGCATAGTCTTGAATCTCTCTCCGGTTTCAACTATCGCTTTTCCCATTGCGTCTAAAAGGGCTGTACACCCACGTGGATATAATTCAAGCTTAGGAACGTCTTTGATGTCCCGGCCCCTATAAACAAACTCGTATTCGGTATCAAATTGCACGAGTGTTAAAAAGGCCCTTCCTTGCCCTTTTTTCTGCTCCTCGACGAACTTGTCGAAACCACCGCAAACATCTTTAGCCACCGAACTCATTGACCCACTTCTGTCTAATACAACAACAATGTCTGTTACGTTTTTCATAACTCCCTCCTTTT